ATAAGTGCATAGGCAATCGTTGAAGCCAAGATCTGGTGCGACTCCAGTGAAGAGACGTAATTTAACAATATGAAAGTGTCGAAAGACGAAAGGAAATCGTAATGAAAATGTTAGAAACCAGAGCTGTTTGCATATTTTGCTCAACAGTTACAGGCCTAGCTTGTTTTGCCCTACCATTTATGGTAATGGCCGCCAGCGCAGGAATATAAGGAGAGAAGCATGAATATAGATAGAGTACAAAGACAATTAGAAATAGACGAAGGCGTTGAGTTCGAGATATACGAGGATCATCTCGGTTATCCTACCTTTGGAGTTGGACACTTAGTGTTGAAAACTGACGAAGAGTATGGACAGCCTATAGGATCACTTGTTGACTCTGATCGAGTCAATTCTGCGTTTAAACACGACCTTGCTGTTGCTGTTGACGAATGTGCCATTCTGTATAGTATGTGGAATACCTACCCAGAGGAAGTCCAAGAGGTACTAGTGAATATGCTATTTAATCTTGGACGACCTCGACTTTCTAAGTTTAAGAATTTTAAAGCAGCATTGGACTCCCGATGTTGGAATCTTGCCGCAACTGAAGGGAGAGACTCTCTTTGGTATCGTCAGGTAGGCAATCGTGCAGAACGATTGATGAAGAGGCTAGAAGATGTGGCTGAAGATAGTAGGAATACTACTGATACTACTAGCAGTTGAGACGGCTGTATTTAAGTGGTATTATGAAAGTACACAAGACAGAATAGGCGTACTACGAGAGAATGCCGCCAAGCTAGAAGTAGCAGTTCAGATAAGCGAAGACAGTGTAGCAATGTTACAAAACGATGCCACTAAACACGCAGAGCTTAATAACAACCTACAGCTAGAACTACAAAGCGCAGAGAGATACGGAGACGAGCTTCGTGACACCCTGCAAAGACATAACCTAACTTACCTAGCCCTAAAGAAGCCGGGGCTAATACAGAAGAGAATGCAAAATGCGACCGATAAACTTTGGGTTGACATTACTGCTGATATCGACGTTGACAACGGGTTGCAGTCTGATACCGAGGCCGGAACCAAAGATAATAACAGTAACTAATACCATAAAAACATTAATTCCGCCCGTCGTCAGACCTAAGTCTGTACGGCTTAACGACGTCAAGTTATATGTAGTAAATAAAGATAACTTTGATGCGTTCCAGGAGGAGTTCACTAAGAAAAATGGTGAGTTTGTTTATCTTGCTATTAGTATTAAAGACTACGAAAACCTTTCCCTTAACTTTGCTGAGCTAAGACGTTACATTAATCAGCAGAATCAAATCATAGTATATTATGAAGAGGCTATTAAGCCAGACGAGAAGGATGATGAGTAAGTATTTCTGTGGTACAAAAGTGATTACTATACTACAGTATCAAGCAGTATTCCTTCTAGGCTATAGTCTAGGATGGATTCTATGGAGTGGTGTCTTATGAGTAAACCCCGTAACCCAGTAGCTAAATTTCAGCGGAAGTATAACAAAGCAAAGATCTTCCTTGACCGCAAACGCGAAGCCAAGAAGAAGGGAGAGCTAGCATACAACGAGGTAAAAGACAATGGCATACAGTAAACAATTACTAGACCATTACGAGAACCCACGCAATGTGGGTACACTTGATGAACATTCAAAGAACGTAGGCACTGGCATGGTCGGTGCTCCAGCGTGCGGGGACGTAATGCGTCTCCAAATACAAGTAGACAACGAAGGCATAATCACTGACGCAAAGTTCAAGACCTACGGGTGTGGATCGGCTATAGCATCCAGTTCACTTCTGACAGAGTGGGCAATCGGCAGGCATATCGACAGTGCAGAACAGATTAAAAACACACAAATTGCCGAAGAATTAGCCCTACCCCCTGTAAAAATACACTGCTCAGTTCTTGCAGAAGATGCAATCAAGACAGCAGTAAAGGATTTACGCTCTAAGCGTATGCAATGATAGAGGTAACGAATGAAGCAGTATCTAAAGCAGTGGAAAAACTGGCGAACGCAAGTAGAAAGGCTCTTCTCGTGGGTCTGGTACCTTCTGGGTGTGTTGGGTATAGCTATCTCCTTGAGTATTCTGATGGGGCTGATCTTGGTACTCATACACAATTTAGCTTCAAGGATTTAATCGTATACATAGACAACAAGTCTCTTCCCCTACTATCAGGAATGACATTAGATTATGTAAGAGAGGGGCTGAACGAAGGATTTAAATTCGTAAACCCGAATCTTACCACTGAATGCGGCTGTGGCGAATCAGTCAATGTTTAAATAGTTCTTGACAAAGTACCTATTCTCTAGTATAATAGTCATTCAAATTTAGAGAATATCAGATGAATTTATTTTACCTAGACGCAGATTTTGACAAGTGTGCCGAGTATCATGTTGATAAGCACATCGTCAAGATGCCGTTAGAAGTAGCCCAGCTTATGTGTACTGCCGTATGGGTAGACAAACATTTAGGTTTTGTACCTCGAGCTTTAAATAAAGAAGAACGCGACCACCTTAATGCTCTCAAAAAAGACATTAAGCATCTTCCTATGGAAGAACGCCCCCTTACACCCTATCTACCGATGATGTATAACCACCCCTGTACTATATGGGTGCGGTCATCGTTAGACAATTTTGAATGGACACACTGTTATGGTAATGCTCTTAATGATGAATACAGGTATCGCTATGGAAAAGAACATAAGTCGATTGTGGAAGTGGTTAATCGACTACCTGAACTCACTCGATGCCCCAGAGTAGGCTTTACTACGTTCGGTTTAGCAATGCCCGACGAGTTAAAAGACTACGATAATCCTATACAATCTTATAGAGACTACTATCACCTAGACAAAGCTACATTTGCTACATGGAAATACAGAGACAGGCCACATTGGTGGAATGACGATTACGCAGACTACGAGAAAAGGATCACAGCAAAATGAACAAAGTACAACTTATAGCATCAACTGGGATAAAATCTTTGGTGGTCGTATGAGTATGTCTGAGCCTAATAAGGATAACGCAGATAGTGACAATGCTTGGTATAAGCCAATAGACTTTTACAAGGCTTACTCAGGCGATGATAAAGATAACTACTTTCATCACGACTACGAAGATACATCAACCCTTAAAGAAGTAAAGGATCACAGCAAAATGAACAAAGTACAACTTATAGCATCAACAGGTACAAACCTGCTAGAAGATATCGCAATGATGGCTAGAGTATCAAACCCTAGTAACCAGTATAATACTGAAACTTCAGAGAAGTTAGTACGGTATCTAATTAAACACAACCACTGGTCGCCTTTTGAGATGGCTAGTATCACTCTGGAAATCAATACTACACGAGATATCGCTCATCAGATCGTTCGTCACCGTAGCTTTGCATTCCAAGAGTTCAGCCAACGGTATGCAGAACCTTCTGCTCTTGGTTATCCGTTTGAGCTAAGACAGGCGCGCATTCAAGACGAGAATAATCGTCAGAATAGCCTACCCCTAGACCCAGAAATGGACGGACATAACATACTAGAAGCTCGCTGGATTCGAGAACAGAAGAAAGTTATTGCTGTAGCCCAGAACACTTATGCTTGGGCTATTGAAAACGGTATTGCCAAAGAGCAGGCCAGAGTAGTACTTCCAGAAGGATTAACCAAGACTCGTCTTTATATGACAGGCACAGTAAGATCATGGATACACTACGTCGATGTTCGTACTGCTAACGGAACACAGCAAGAGCACGCAGATATTGCACGAGAGTGCGGATATGAAATCAATAGTATCTTTCCTATGATTAAGGATTTTATACATGAGTAATTATCTAATGAACTCTGAAGAAGCCTATGCTCTCATAGCTGAATCTACATCTGTAGGCAAGAAGTTTGATAGTGATAAACCTATGATGCAGCTCCTTCCTTCGAAAGCATTAGTAGAGGTATCAAAAGTTCTCAGTTTCGGAGCAAACAAGTATGGAAAAGAGAACTGGCGCGAGCTAGACGACCTTCAAGACAGATATACTGGAGGTGCATTACGCCATATCTTTGCCCACATGGACGACGAATTTAAAGACCCAGAAACAAACTATTCACATTTAGCACACGCAGTATGTGGGCTATTATTTAAGTTGGAGATTGAACTTGAGAAAGACAAAGAAGAAAGACTACGAGAATCTATCAGCGCAGAACATCGAGAAAGTGATAGCACTGCTAAACCCGAGTTCTTCGGAAAAACCTATCACAAAGAAACAGGCGTGTGATACACTAAACATAGCCTATAACGTAACTAGGCTAAGTAATATTATCGAGGAGTACAATGAACAGAAAGAATATGTTAAAAAGAGGAAAGGATCTTTGCGTGGTCGTCCTGCGACTGATGCAGAAATCAATGAGGCGTGCACGAGCTTCCTCGGAGGCGATCCTATATCAGATATTTCAAAACGACTCTTTCGTTCAGCAGGGTTCGTACGCGCAATTCTTGAAAGAGTTGGAGTCCCAGCAAGACCAAACAACAAAGAAGAAAGACTAGACTCCTATTACTTTCCTGACGAATGCGTTGCTACTGACTTCGCTTACGGGGAAGTAGCGTGGTCATCAACCTATCACGGCACAGTCATAGTTAAAGAACGATTAGACCTAGAATACCTTGCAAGTAGAAAGGGTATGGTCAATATGGACTATGAAGCCAAGTATGGATGTCCGTGCTATGCTATCTATGTAATTCAGAAGATAGACAGTGAAGATACTAATTTTTCAAGTGCAAGCACAGGAGGCTTCAATGC